GATGGTGAAGTGTGCCGAAGACCCGGTGTACTTCATTAGAACATACATGAAGATTGTCAATGTGGACAAAGGTCTTGTTCCTTTTGACATGTGGAATTTCCAAGAAGATATGGTCAAAACATTCCACGAAAATCGATTCTCTATCTGTAAGATGCCACGACAGGTTGGTAAGACAACAACTTCTGCCGGTTACATGTTATGGTGTGTTTTATTCCAAGAAAACTTCAACATTGCGATTCTTGCGAACAAAGGTTCTCTTGCTCGTGAGATTCTTGGTCGTATTCAATATGCATACGAATATCTTCCACTTTGGTTGCAACAAGGTATCAAAGTGTGGAACAAAGGTAATATAGAACTCGAAAACGGGTCAAAGATTAACGCATATGCAACATCAGCTGCAGGTGTTCGAGGTGGTTCTTACAACTTAATCTTCCTTGATGAGTTTGCGTTTGTTCCAAAAAATATGGCAGATGACTTCTTTACATCTACCTATCCAGTTATTTCATCTGGTAAAACAACAAAGGTTATTATTGTATCGACACCATTTGGTCTGAATCACTTCTATAAGATGTGGGTCGATGCATCAGAAGGTCGTTCTACTTACAAACCTCTTGAAATTCACTGGTCAATGGTACCAGGTAGAGATGAGGCATGGAAAGAAGAAACGATTCGAAACACATCAGAAGAACAGTTTAGACAAGAGTTTGAAACTGAGTTTATTGGTTCTTCTGCGACACTTGTTTCTGGTACTAAATTGCGTAGTCTTGCATTTAGAAATCCTGTCGAATCTGAAGAAGGCCTCGACATATACGACAAACCAAAACCAGGTCGCCTCTATATCTGTACTGTAGATTGTGCAGAAGGTGTTGGACTTGATTATCAGACTATCACAGTCATCGATGTGACAGAAGTGCCATATCGTCAAGTCGCTAAATACCGTAACAACAAATTACCTTTATTGTTCTTTCCAACAATCATTTATTCGTTGGCAAATAGATACAATGAAGCGTTTGTATTGATTGAAACAAACAATGTTGGCCAACAAGTTGTTGACATTCTACACTATGACCTTGAATATGAAAATGTCTATAAAATAGACCACCATCACATTAAAGGGCAAACTATTTCTGGAGGCTTCAGAAAGGCGTCAAGTTTTGGTATTAAAACTACTAAAACGGTCAAGAAAATTGGTTGTGCCAACCTCAAAACACTTATTGAATCAGACAAACTTTTGATTGTAGACTTTGATACCATCGCTGAATTAAACACTTTCGTAAGAGTCCGAGACACTTACATGGCAGAAGAAGGTAATAATGACGATTTGGCAATGGGTCTTGTTTTGTTTGCATGGTTGACTGCCCAATCTTACTTCAAAGATTCTACGAATGTTGATATTCGTAAAGTTCTTTTGCAGGAAGAAAATATGTTAGGAGAAGAAGAACTCACTCCTGTTGGATTCATAGATGACGGACAGAGAGAAGAAGTTCTTGTAGATAGTGGTGATGTTTGGACAGAGAGAGGTTATCCATCCTCAACTTTGTAAAAAACTAAATAGACGATAAAAAGAAATTTGATCCTATAACAAAAGGAGAAATCCATGGCATTTCAGCTCTCACCTGGGGTAAATGTATCAGAAATTGACCTGACTACAATTGTCCCTTCAGTCGCCACTTCAATTGGCGCATTTGCGGGGCCGTTTGCCTGGGGTCCAGCCGATGAAATCATTACCATCTCTGACGAAGTTCGTCTTGCAGACAGATTTGGTAAACCCGACTCTACAAATTATGAATACTGGTTCTCAGCCGCAAACTTCCTGGCATACACAAATACTCTAAAAATTGTTCGAGCAATTAGTATTGCAGATTCAAACAATGCAATTTCAACTGGTGCTTCTTCAGTTCTCATCAAAAATGATGATGAATGGGAAAGCAGTTATTCTACAGGCCAAGGTAATGTTGGCGAATTTGCTGCTCGTTATCCAGGTTCTCTCGGTAATTCATTGTTAGTTTCAATGGCAGACGCAAACACATTTACCGGTTGGACATATGCAACAAGTTTCACTTCAGCACCAGGCACATCAACATATGCAACAAATCAAGGTGGTACTCTTGATGAAGTGCATGTGATTGTTGTCGATGAAGATGGTAAGTTTACTGGAACTCGAGGCACAGTACTTGAAGTGTTTCCATTTGCATCTAAAGCATCTGACGCAAAAGACGATAGTGGTAATTCTTCTTACTACAAAAATGTTCTTGCAAGCCGTTCACGATACATTCACTGGATGGATCACCCATCAACAGGTACAAATTGGGGTACTGCCGCTGCCAATACTACATTTGCTAATCTAACTTCTTCTATAACTCGTTCACTTACACTTGGTGCAGATGGTACAGTTTCTACTGCCAATGTTGTAACTGCATATGATAAGTTTGATGACGCAGATTCAGTAGATATTTCACTTGTTGTTTCTGGTCCTGCAAACCAAACAGTTGTTGATTCTCTCATTTCGATGGCAGAAACTCGTAAAGACTGTGTTGTGTTTGTTTCTCCAGAAAAGGCCGATGTTGTTGACAATGCTGGTTCAGAAGCATCAGACATTGTTTCTTACCGTGATACACTCACATCCACTTCATACGCAGTTATGGATGGTAACTGGAAGTATCAATACGACAAATATAACGATGTATACCGTTGGGTGCCACTCAATGGTGATGTTGCCGGTCTTTGTGCAAGAACAGACCAAGAAAGAGACCCATGGTTCTCACCAGGTGGTCTTAATCGTGGCATCATCAAAAACATCATCAAAGTCGCATGGAATCCAACCAAGACAGACCGTGACACACTTTATGTTAAAGGTGTTAATCCAATCGTTAGTTTCCAAGGTGAAGGTACTGTACTCTTTGGTGACAAAACACTTCAGTCGAAACCATCTGCGTTTGACCGAATCAATGTTCGCCGACTCTTTATTGTACTTGAGAAAGCAATCGCCCGTGCTGCTCGCTTCTCTCTCTTTGAATTCAACGACCAGTTTACAAGAGCTCAGTTTGTTTCTCTCGTAGAACCATTCCTGCGTGATGTTCAAGGTCGCCGTGGTATCACCGACTTCCGTGTTGTCTGTGACGAATCCAATAATACTGGTGAAGTTATTGACCGTAACGAATTCATTGGTGATATTTACATTAAACCTGCACGCTCAATTAACTTTATTCAACTTAACTTTGTTGCAGTTCGCACCGGTGTGAGCTTTGATGAAGTGGTTGGAAAGTTCTAATAAATAGAGAAGACAGGAGAATATAAATGGCATTTTCAGTAAACGAATTTAGAAGTCAAATGACTGGTGACGGTGCCCGTCCCAATCTGTTTGAAGTTTCTATGCCTTTCCCTGCGTTCTCTGCGCCAGGAAATGCACAAACAAAACTTACATTTATGTGTAAATCTGCTCAATTGCCTGGCGCCACAATCGGTGTGGTGCCTGTGCAATACTTTGGTCGTGAACTAAAGTTTGCAGGTAACAGAACCTTTGCTGACTGGACAATCAATGTCATCAACGATGAAGACTTTTCGGTGCGTAATGCATTTGAAAGATGGATGAACGGACTCAATTCACACAACTTGAATATCCGTAATCCAATCGCACTTGCACCACTTGGTTATACAGTTGATGGTGAAGTTACCCAGTATGGTAAACAAGGCAATCAAATCAAACGGTACAAGTTTGTTGGTTTGTTTCCAACAGACATTACTCCAATTGATGTTGATTGGGGTTCAAATGATACTATTGAGGAATTTTCGGTAACTCTCTCCTATCAATGGTGGGAGTCAGTCGCAGACGGTGTTGTGTAAGGATAGAGGGGATTTTCCCTCTATCTATTTTTTTAGAATGGATATTACATGGCGATAAAGCTTTTCGGATTCACTCTTGGCTCAAAGGATGTTGTTCAGCAGCAGAAACCTGAACAATCATCTTTTGCGCTTCCCAATGACGCAATGGATGATGGTGCAGTTACCATCACCCAAAACGCTTACTATGGCACTTATGTTGACCTTGAAGGTGCCGTTCGCAACGAACTTGAACTTATCACTCGTTATCGTGAAATGGCAAACCATCCAGAATTGGAACAAGCCATTGATGATATTGTCAACGAATCAATTACACATGATGTAACTGGTCGAACAGTCGATATAGTTCTTGACAAACTCAAACAACCAGATGCAGTAAAAAAGAAAATCATAGAAGAATTTGAAAATGTTCTTCGTATGTTAAACTTTGGTAATCTGGCTGATGACCTTTTCAAAAGATGGTACATTGACGGTAGAATTTACTTTCATGTTGTTGTCGATGAAAAGAATCCAAAAGACGGTATACAAGAACTAAGATATATCGACCCACGCAAGATTCGTAAAGTGCGTGAAGTACAAAAAGATAGAGATGCCAAAACAGGCGCTCAAATCATCAAATCAATTGCAGAGTATTATGTTTTCTCTGACAGAGGAACAACAACACAAACTTACTCTGCACAAGTAAACACAGGTCTTCGTATTGCACCAGATGCCATTATCAATGTCAATTCTGGTTTGATGGATGCAAAGAATACTTTTGTTATCTCATATCTTCACAAGGCAATCAAACCACTCAATCAGTTACGAATGATTGAAGATGCCGTTGTGATTTACAGACTGTCACGAGCACCAGAACGCCGTATTTTCTATATCGATGTTGGTAACTTGCCAAAAGGTAAGGCTGAACAATACTTGCGTGACATTATGATTAAGTATCGTAACAAGATGGTTTACGATGCATCAACTGGTGAACTGCGTGACGATAGAAAACATATGTCGATGCTTGAAGACTTCTGGTTACCTCGCCGTGAAGGTGGTAAAGGTACAGAAATCACAACTCTGCCTGCCGGTCAAAACCTTGGTGAGTTGGAAGATGTGAAGTATTTCAGACAGAAACTTTTGCAGTCTTTGAATGTACCAATTAGCCGTCTCGAACCACAACAAGGTGGCATGATTGGTCTTGGTCGTGTATCAGAAGTTACCCGTGATGAAGTT